TTACACTTGTAATCGTGTTTCTAAAGCCGTTGTTAAAATTTCCGAATAGTTCAAACCCTCACGGTCTGCTAGTTTTGTTAACCATTCAGGCACTGTCACATTCTTTCTAATTGCTTTATTATTCTTAATATACGGTGTTGGGTCAGCTTGTATCATTGAAACAAAGCCATCAGGAGCGCTTAACTCCTTTATATCGCTTGCTTTTGGTAACTCCATCCCCTCATCAATATAAAGGGCAATAGAGCTTTCTAAAAACTCACGGGCATTGTACATAGCTTCCTCAAGGTTATCCCCTTGAGTACCACCACTAAACTCTGGGAACTCCACCCAATAACCTTGTTCGTCTTTATGAAAAATAGCTGGGTAAGATTTTAACATGTTTCTACCTCCAAAAGCGAAAGAGGAGGGGCATTCAAAGTAGCCCCAAATCTTTCAGGATTTTCTTTTCTAACCCTTTTCCCAAGTCCTTGTTTCCATGAACTGGAATTGTGACTATTTTTGAAAATCCTTCTTTTTTGAAATGGTGGTGACTTCCATTAACTCGGATTTCTTTCCACCCGTTAGCCTCTGCAAGTTTTGCCATTTCTTTTCCAGTAAGTGGCATAGCGCTCTACCTCCTTACATTATTTATTATATACGCATTATGCGCATTTGTCAATAGATTATGCTATTTGTCTTACATTCCTAAAAAATTTCAAAAAGGGAAAATTGTGCACGGAAGAGGGCGGCGTCGTTGAACCCCGAACAAACCCACCCCCGTTGAAAAAAGATGGGGGTATTTACGAATATTAAGCCTGTTCATCTTTATACTGCAACAATTCCCCATTCTTGAATATACAAGCAAAGTCTAACAGTGCTGTTTGTAATGTTTCGTAAAATGCTGACTTTCCCATGTAAAAACCTTCATAAAGTGCCAAACCTGCTTTCTGTCGCTTGATATATTTCTCTGTCAGTATGTCGCTATATAACTTATCCAAGTTTGAGATAGCTCGTTCTATTTCTTCCACTTCCTGACTTACTGCGATTGCGTTCAGTAATCTATCTTCTTGCGTGTTTCGGGTTGTTCCTGTTTTTACCTTATCCGATACATTCCAATTACTTTGTAAACTCGTTGTAGTGCGTGCTATGGTTTTCAAGCGTGGATATTGTTTCAAATATCGTTTAGTGATCGCTATGGTTTTCTTTTCGTCTATCATCGTATCTAAAAAAATCAAACTAGCACCCTCCATCATGTCCAACCCCAATGATCTGCAAAGATTTCTATAATTCGCTCCAAGCGTTTCTGAGTTGATTTCAAGCTCGTTCCTGTTAATTCAGCGATTTCTTCGGGTGTGCGTTCATGTATCCAACGTAGCTCAAATACTAGCTTCATTGTGTCGTCTAATAGCTCTATCGTAGCCTCTACGGCATTCAATTGGCACTCCAACCCTTTCAGCTTTATATCACTGTCAAAGCGTTCTACAAGCCATTCTGTGCGTTTAATCACCCGCTTTGTTTTGCTAGCCCCTATGTTTATATCGGTACTGTGTTCGGTTTCTATTTCTAGCTTCCTCCTTGCTATCCTGCTCGGTAGATGTCTATAGTTCATTAAAACACCATCAAGGAATTTATATTGATTATTTGACAAAGTCACTGCATACCCTCCAACTGTGATATAATAGTTTTAGGTTTTATTCACACAGTCAGTGCGTGCGCATTGGCTTTTTTTGTGTAATCACGCGCTCTTTAGGTACTCATATCCTGTTTTTCGTGTGATATTTGAAAGCTCTGATGCTTTAGCAACATTACCTGTTAGCAACAAGTTAGCTAAAAAGTTTTCTTGTCGTTTGCTTAGTTTATCTGTCATACCCCTCTAACTTCTTTCTGCTCCCCTCTAATTGTAACTTTCTGTGTATGCAATATGCACAAAAAGAGGCTGTAGCCTCTCTCTGCTATTCTGCTGAATACTTCCACAAAGCGCAATAGTTATCTTCGGTATCCAGCTCCTTCAGTAACTTTCTTGCTTCATCATCTACGGCCGTCAGATTCTCCCATACTCCATTCACTGCCATGTCAGGATAATCATCATCTAGCACGCTGTCAGCAAGTTCCATTAGTTCTAGTTCTAACCTTACCACCTTATCCAACAAGCTCTCAAAGTCCTCTGACTGCTTGAGTTGTTCCGTGCGCTGACGGATATACTCTTGTTCGATTTTCTGTTCTTGTTCGTAGTCGTCCAAGTCTTCGCCTGTCAACTCATCAGGATTGTTGTAGTAGTCCTTAAAACTATCACAAATCCGCTTGAATGTTTCAGTAAGTTCAGTATCTGCTATATACTTCGCCACCAAACGGTTAGCATATCCGCCCTGTCCGTCATTGTGGTAGCTCACTTCAATAGCTGGTTGCTCAAATGTTCCTGTCATGTAGCCCATAAGCGCGTGCCCTGCGACTTGTGCGGTGTCGTGGTCTTTGAATGTGTAGTTAAATGCAAATGTGTTTGGTGTGTCTGAAATAGTTTTTAATGTCATGGTATTATTCTCCGTTTCTGTTATTTATATAAGACTAGTGTATGTGTCACTGTGCCAAAGTTGTCAGAATGCCCCGCCGGTGCCATAGCGATTTTCACGTCAACCACTTCTACAGTTGCCATGAACTCGTTTACTTGCTCTTCAAAATCTTTTAGGCTTTCTTTGGGTAATTTTTTAAATAGTTTAATTTTCATGTTTTTCCTCACTTTAAGATAAATTATGTAAACTTTTTGAATTTGTTGTCGTTCTTTTTTTTATATACGTCAACACTTCAAACCCTTGTGCCATAAGGGTTTAGCTCACTTGTTGATGTTGTTGACGTTCTTCTGAAAAAAAGTTTTTATTTTTAAATATATAGCTCTTTTTTTGTTTCCCTATATACATACTTAAAAAACAACGTCAACAACGTCAACAAAATATTTCAAACCCTTGTCCCTATTGTTGTTATCGTGTTGACGTTCTCTAAAAAACAACGTCAACAGAACGTCAACAACGTCAACAAAATCAGCCATCTTTTTCAACTATCCACTGCACATTTTTTGTGTACTCATCAAGGGTTAACGGATACGGGAAAGCTTCAGCTTCTTTTTTCTTTAACCGCCCTTTTTTTAGTGCGTGTCTTTGGTCTGTGTGTACCCTCAAGATTCTAACAAGGTCTTTCCCGAAACTGTACGGAATATGTGCCGATAAATCATTCTCAGCTAAAAAAGTCCGATATTCTTCTTTTATCCACTTCAACGGCACACGCTCAATCAAATGTAATTCCCGTTCGGTGTAGTCGTCTGTCACAAACGCATATAAGTAGTCGTTTTCTTTCTTGTAGCTGTCAATCTCTTTGGTCACTGCTTCGGGTTCAATAAACTTGTCAAACGCTGGCATATTCAAGATTTTAAATAGTACCCACTCTAACAGCTCTGTATCTTTCAAGAATATGTTTTTAATCTCTGGGCGTTCTTTCTGGCCATTAAAATCCGCTTTGAACGGTACAATACAAAGCCGTCTATACCAGCCTTGTGACTTGTTCCGAACTCTTGGCAACTCGTTAGCAGAAAACAAACAGAATAGTTTTAAACTCAACTCAAAGGGTTGTTGGTGTTTCGGGTTAATCGTGACAGTATCGCCTGTGACTATACTCATCAGATCAGAAACTTCATCGATGTATCTGTTAGAAATATCATCACCGATATTACAAACTTTACCCGATAAGCTGGCTAGGTTGTGCCCCTCGAATTGGTCGGGGCGTAAGGTTGCCACCTTGTCCGCTCCTATCAGGTTCATCAGTAGGCTTTGAAATGTGCCCTTACCGTTGTTACCGTCACCTAATAGAATTGCAAGTTTTCCCCGTGTCCTATTTGGGTTGATAGCTTCATTCATGATCTGCCACAATAAAGCATATATTTCACTGTCACCGCATGCAATAATGTCTAGCCATTGTTCAAAGTCAAACCAGCCATCTAGTATTGGTTTTCTTGCTGCTCCATTGTATGCCGTTCTAATCTTACTTGTGATAACAAAATCAGGGCTAAATGGTTCTAATTGCTTTGTCTTGAGATTAAACACCCCGTTTGCTACGGGTATGCGTGTGTGGTCGCTGAAAGGTTTGGAAATTCGGGTAGTTGTCCGAATGAACGCCCGAATGTCTGCCCATGCTCTAGGTTTTAACCTGCTGTCAAACTTAGCACATAGTTTGTTGAATAAGTCCACGCTATCAGTATATACACCCTTGTCGTAGTGATACAGGTATAGCGGTGACTTGTCCGAACTGTCACCCGTGGAGATGAAAGCAAAGTGACAAACCTGTCGTAAATACTTAGCTACGGTACTAACTTCTGGGATTGGAATTACTATTTTTTCATTCTTCTTGCCCTCGTTGACTGTGTACTGGTGTTCTTCTCTCCAGATTACGCCAAGTTCGTATAATGTGTTATAAAGTTCCTTCATGCTTGTAGGCTCTGAAAACTCTGCCAATGCTGTCGCATGGTCAAGTTCTGCCTGTAATTGTTCTAGTTCGATATTCCTAACCCTCGCTTTCTAATTTCTGTTTTTACAATACTTTCAAACGTTGCTTCTAGTTCGTTATCTGGCAATGGATCAGCCGTCACGCTGTTTGCTATCTGGGTAAGCTCCCACGCTGTCGGTATATCACAGTTGACCCATTTACCAACCAACAAGCCTACAAAGCGGGTAACTGCTACATTCCTACCGCCTTCATCTCCAAAGCCATCAAAAAGCGTATCTATAACCCTCATAGTGATTGAACGGTGTCCGCTAGGTCGTGGGGTGTAAGTAGTAGTTACAGCCTTTTTTGTCGGCTGTTTATCCAATACCGCTTGGATAGGATAATCTAACCCCCTGTGAATAATTTTCTGATATTCTTCCAGCTCTCCAGTCGTCACGGGTAAGCCTTGCAACTGTGACCATGTAAGACTAGCCATATCAAAGGGTAGTCCGATTTTATCCGCTATCTCTTGCACTGTTGCCCTGTAGGTCGTTTCTTTCATCTTGTGACTAGGCTTCACTACAAGCCTATAACGGGGCTTTTTAGCCGTGTGTTTGATTGTCGGGTAAATGATATAGGAATAGTCAGAAAGTGCCTCAGAAACGATTTTAGGTAGGTTTACGCTTGCTTCTAGCTCGTCATAGTCCAAGAAAATCAAATCACGATACACAAGACTGTTGTTATTCCGTCTGTGAGTGCCTTTTTTATCTGCTGTGACTTTGCCACTGATACAGTAGGGGGCTTGTGTGCGTTTGAATTGCTCAATATCCGCTCCCTCTGGTACTTTCATAGGCTTAAACTGCGCTATGTACTCAAACGGCTCTAGCTTGTTATATGGATAAACTAGATTATTCTGAAAGCCCCTAGCCTCGTAAATTGCCACATTATTGCCCCTTTCTCCGTTTCTTCTTCAGCTTTTTAAGCCTTTGCTGTTCCTTGACTTGCTCAAAGGTTGGGGAACGGTCTTTGTATAATTTAATATCGTGGTAGTGTCCGCCGCTGTCTGCTGGGTGTATGCTATACCTTGCCATTCTCCACCCCCAAAAATATCAAAATATCACTAATCCTATAAAATATTTTCTTAGTGTCCTCTATCGGTGGTTGGTATCGTCTCAGCCCGTTCTTCTCCCACCGTTGCAAAGTCTTGTATTCTATGTCTAGCTCACTCTTCAACTGTTGGGCTGTGATTAGCCCTGTAGCCCTTGGCTTGACCATCTCACGCGCCTCCAGATAGTTCCCTATAAGCTCCAGAATGCCCGTTTTTAGGTCCGTTTCACTTTGTGCGGTTAGTTCAAGCCTCATCTCTATACTTCCTCCAGTCTTCTAAGTCAGCAGTCAAAAGCGCGTGAATACGCTTATGTTCCTGGTCGTATTGTCGTTGGAGCGGTAGCACTCCGGCAAGTCGTTCTACTTCATTCTGGGGGATATAGTAGCCCCCTTGCTTATTATCTCGCCCACCACAAACGGGTATACCATAATCAACAATAAGCTGGCGGATATGTTCCCTAATGGTTCGAACGTCCAAGCCTGTCAGCCGTTCTATATCTGCCCCTGTGATTGGCAAGTCCATTCCAAGCGGTAGGAGCTTGAAAACTTTGTGTAAGTGTGGTGGTAGTTGTTTTTTTGTCATTCGTTTCCCCCTAATTGTAATATCTGCCCTGTGCTTGAATATAAGCCCCGTAGTTCGCATTTGTCAGTCGTCTGGTATGTTTACCCTCTGGCTTGATTTTGGGCTTGTCAGGGGCTTGGAAAGTGCCTAAACCAACGCCAAACCATAGAAAGAGGTTTAGCGGTGTAAATATTGCTATGAGTGTTAAAGCTTGTTCTATTGTCATTTCTTGCATTATATTAGCCCCCGTTCTCTTAAATCTTTGATAACTAGACTCCGTAAATAGTGCCAAGTGGAAGTTCTATCGTGTTTAATACCGTTACTCAAGTTGTTTTCTTTGATAGCCTTATCTAAGAAATTAAATAGCAACCATTCGGGAGCCTCCTTGAAGCTTGCCATACATTCGTTATCATACTCTTTTAACTCTCCAAGCAAGTTGTTTACATTCGCTTGATAAAACTCTTCATGGTCCGCCTCAGCCACTTTATAAGCCTCTGAAAGCCTGTAAAACTCCACCCAAAGCGTTGTAATGGCTTTTCTACACTCTTCAGCGATTTCAGTAGCTCCCTTGTGCCCTTTGGCGACATGCCATTCGCTCAGAATGTCCAATTTTTCTTCTGCAACTTGTAACCGTTCTTCAAATTGTTTAAAATACTGTTCCATGTAGTTCTTACCTCGTTTTTTTATTGTGTCTGTGTAATGGCCCTAGTGGGCTTTATCCTGTTTGTAAAAGGCTTGATTTCTTTACTATACTTTTTTCTTTATACATTTCTTTGTTAGCCTAGACTATCCCCAGCGGATAACCGCCCCAAACTTACCAGGTTGCCCCTGTGGTCGTGTAAGCCTGTGCCAAAATAATAGCCTTGCTGTGTGTAATTTTCTTAGGGTGGTTTAGGTTGCCCTGGGTCCATGGCTACCTAATGCCGATACCAGCACCTAATACTTTTATCCCGTCCAGTTTTAAGGGTTAGCGCCCTCTGTATGGTCAAAGTGTCCTAGATATGGTATAATCTAGCTATAAAATATTTACTAAAATCCTTTTAATAACAGCCTGCCTGCTTGTTAATTGTATTTTAGTGTTGAGTGAAAAGGCTTTGCTGGTTGGTCCCTGTTAAGCCTTTTTTGTTGCTCTCACGCGCCTTGCGGTGCGTTTTTTAGTGGTCTGAATACCATATTTTTAATTTCTTGGTATGTCATGCCTAAGTTGATCATAGCAATAGCCATGTCCTCTAGTGCCTGGTATCTGATAAGCTCCTGACTGGTTATGCTGTCAATACCATTAAATCCGCCACGTTTTGCCACTAGCTGGCGTTTGTTCAATCCGCTAGCACCTTTGAGCAATAGATTTGTAACAGTGCTATGCGCGTGTTTTGGGGCTTCCTGCCATGTTTCAACAGCTTCATGCAATGCCTTACGCTTGGGCTTCTCCAGTGCCCTCTGGTAGCGGAATTGTGCCACCTCGTCGCGCATTTCAAAGAATGCTCGGACTAGGTTCTCTTTAAAGTTTGCAACTTGCTCGGTATTCTTTAGAAAAGTAATCAGCAAAGTTGCCTGTTGTTCGTTTAAGATATAATCTTTTGACTGTTGACCGCTCTCCATAGCTTGGATTTTAAATCCAACCTTTCCGAAACGTTCAAAGCGTTCAAGGTTTTTCCTGATAGTGCGGGTTATGGTGTGGTGTTGCACCTCTGCGCATTCTGCTACAATACTGCTCAGTGTGTACGGTTCTTTCCGTCCGTCCATGTAAACTAATTCCATGTATGCCCTTTCTATACTTGTGTAAGATACAACGATATAAACTCCCTCGGGTTATCTGATAAATCAGCAATCTTTTTCAAATTCGCTTTATTAGGTGCGTTTCTGCCTTTTTCCCAATTATTTACCGTACCTTTGGAAGTGTTGAAGCCTTGTCCGAATTGTTCCATTGTTTCGCCTAGGCTTACTCTGATAACCTTTATTCGTTCGCCTAATTCCATGCTTGCCTGCTCCTTTCTATAAACGGTATAACCGTCTATCATGGTAAAAAAATAATGTCGTCATAAGCCACATTAAAAAGTTTTGAAATTTTTTCCACTTGGTCAACGGTTGGAAAACGCTTCTTGTTTTCCCATTTGCTCCAAGTAGTAGTGGAAATACCAAGTTTTTCAGCCACTTCAGTCTGCTTCATATCTGCATTAGCTCGTAGGGCTTTCAGTGTGTACTTGCTCATTACTTCACCTCCTTTTTTATTTTGTGAACGGCTTAACCGTGTTTTCAGTATAAACGGTATTACCGTGTTTGTCAAGCGTTTTTTAATTATTTTTTAACTTTTTTTCTTTTTTCTTGCTTTCTGTATGTTTTAACCGTATAATTAGAATATGATAAAAAGAAAGGCGGTGCGGTTATGTCGCTAGGAAATAAGCAGATAATGGCAGAAAATATAAAGAGATTGCTAGATATGAAAGGGCTAAATCCTCGCCAAATGGCACTGGCTTTAGATTTCAAATATACAACCGTTCTCGATTGGGTCAATGCAAAGACCTACCCACGTATAGACAAAATAGAAATAATGGCGAATTACTTCGGTGTAAATAAGTCTGATTTGATTGAGGAAAAGAGTTCCGTCATTCCTTTTTCTAACTTTGACCCTCGACAAGCCATTTTGTTATCTAACTATTCCAAGTTAGACGAAGCCAATAAAAATAATTTGTTAAAAACCTCTGAACAATTACTACAAAACCAAAATACTTCAATCGTTGAAGAATTGGCTATCACTTACGAAGTCAAAGCTGTTTCACGGCTAGCCGCTGGTGTCGGTTTTGGCTATGATGATAATGAAATAATCACCGTCCAAGTTACCAACGAACCGCCAAAGCATGATATAGCTTCAATTGTTGACGGCGATAGCATGACCCCGAATTATCACGATGGCGATGTTATTTATTTAAGAGATAAGGGTATTTCTTCATACTCTGGGCAAGTCTGTGCCGTTGTGGTTGATGATAAAACCTACTTGAAAAGGGTCTACACTGAAGCTACTGGCTTGCGTTTGGTATCGATCAATAAAAAATACAATGATATTGTCATAGATTTCCCACCGTCTGAGGATACACATATCAAAGTTTTTTCTGTCGTTGGTAGTGATAGGGTTATCTAAGCCCTTTCACCACGTTCAAACACTTCTCTGGTACATTTACCCTACCAAGGTGTTTTCACGCGCCTAGGGGCTTTTTGGTGACTGTGTGGAGTGAAAAAAGTCAGTTTTTGTCAGTAGATGAAAAAAGTCAAGAAAAGTCAATAGCCAAAAAAATGTAAGGTTTTGTCAGGTTGTATATTTTAGCAACCATAGCAAACCATAGCTACTATATCAGTTGTATGTTAGCATTTGTTAGCATTCGGCGCGTGGTATTATCATCATGATACGAACACAAAAAGCAATGTAAATCCGTGTTATTCTGGTACTTTGCTAGGTTTTAATGCTTCTAGGGTGGTGTGTGACCATCAAAGGTAAGATAAAACCATTTGACAACTGAATAAGGGGGTGCTATACTGATGGTGTTAACAAACGTGGTAAGAATGTTAGCACGGTATCAAAAAATCCCCCAACGGTCGCAACGTTGAGGGTTTTTCTTTTGCCCCTGGGGCTACTTTCTGCGATTGTTTAGCCAATATTCAAACAGTACTGTCAGAATACCAACCAACAAAGGCAGAAAAAACGTGGTAAGTATGAATTCCGCCACGGTATCACCTCCCTTCAATAAAGTCCGGGGGCTTGTCTATCATATCAGAATACCGCTCACCCTGTCAAACGCTCCAAAATCGTCTGTATTCGCTTTTAACTCTCGACTGGTATATTTTACCCTACCCACTTAAAATAAACGAAAATAGGGCTATTCTCGTAAGCCTACGCATGATATAAACCTAAAACATTCTAAAATCTTTTTAATAACAGCTTGCCTGCTGATGGAAAGGTTTATAACCATGAAGATTATTGAAGTAAAAAAGAAAAACGGTGCTACTGTGTACCGTGCAAGTGTCTATCTTGGTGTAGATGCCATCACTGGTAAGAAAGTCAAGACTAATGTCACGGGTAGGACCAAGAAGGAGGTTAAAAACAAAACTCAGCAAGCTATTGCAACTTTTAAAACAGACGGGGCAACACGCTACCAAAGTGCCACCATAACCAGTTATAAAGAGTTGGCAGAATTGTGGTGGAATAGCTATAAGCACACAGTAAAACCAAATACCCGTGGGAACATCAGGGGCTTACTGAAAAATCATGTTATACCACTTTTCGGAGCCTATAAGCTCGATAAACTGACGACCCCACTTATCCAAAGCATCGTCATCAAATTAGCAGACAAAGCAAATACAGGGGAAGCTGGTGCCTATCTGCACTATGACAAAATCCACGCGCTGAACAAACGTATATTACAATACGGTGTTGTCATGCAAGTTCTGCCATACAATCCAGCTCGGGAAGTCATATTGCCCAGGAACGCAAAAAAAGCCACTCGGAAGAAGGTAAAGCATTTCAACGACGAGCAGCTTAAACAGTTTCTTGGCTACTTGGACGGCTTAGACTTAACCAATTACAGAAATCTGTATGAAGTCACCCTATACAAGTTCTTGCTGGCCACTGGTTGCCGTATCAATGAAGCCCTAGCGCTTAGCTGGTCAGATATTGACTTGAACAACGCCACCATTAGCATCACGAAGACACTAAACCGCTATGGATCAATCAACTCCCCCAAGTCAAACGCTAGCATACGCGATATAGACATCGATAGCCAGACAGTAGCCATGCTGAAAGAATACAGACGGCGACAGATACAAGAGGCTTGGACCCTCGGACGTTCTGAAACGGTAGTATTTTCCGACTTTATCCATGACTATCCTGAGGATAAGACCTTAGGAAATAGGCTGACAACACGCCTCAAGAATATTGGGCTGCCTAATATCGGTTTTCATGGCTTCCGCCACACCCACGCTAGTCTACTGCTAAACTCTGGAATACCCTACAAGGAACTCCAGCATCGTCTTGGTCATTCTAGAATATCAATGACCATGGACATCTATAGCCACCTCTCAAAAGAGAATGCAAAAAATGCTGTAACATTTTATGAAAAAGCTCTCGGAAATCTCTGA